CAACTGACCAACATCGAATACGGTGCAAAGCTCAGTGACTTGAAAGATCAGTTATACAAAGAGTTCAAAACAGCACCAAAAGAAATAAGTGCCTTGGCAGGTCAGTATCAACGAGAATTGGACAAGCGGATCGACTTTGCCATCGCGCCTAGTGTTTCCAAGTGGTCTAAGCTAGGGACTACTTTCGGTTTTGGTATGACTCTTGGCTTTAACTTGTCTGCTGCATTGGTTAACTTCGCGCAGATCCCGTTGATGGTCGGACCTTATCTAGGCGGTAAGTACGGCTACGGCAAAGTTATCACTGCAATTGGCAATGCTACCAAAGTCTTTATCAATACCGGAACCACCCAAGTACGTAAAGATATTAACGGTGTAGAGCGGCTGATGCGTGTTGGCCCGTCTATCGATAACCTCAGTTACGATAAGATGTCAGATAGTAACCCACTAAAGAAGTACGGGCCCCTAGCTGACGTTATGGGGTTGCGTGGGCAGTTGAACCGTAGTCAGGCATACGACATCCTCGACGTGGGTAGTCAACAAAAAGGGTTGATGGATAACATCAATAGATGGTCGGGGTTCTTCTTCCACCATGCTGAACGTATGAACCGCCAGATCTCTGCAATTGCTGCGTACGATTTGGAGTTGGCTAAGTATGGTAAGAATCCTACACAAGAACAGATGGTCGCTGCAGCACAGAAAGCGGTTGAGATAACTGAACTGACTAACGGTGGGGTCGCTGCTACTACTGCACCTCGTATAGCCCAAAACTCTGTTGGGCGTGTTGTCTTCATGTACAAACGCTACGGCGTGGCTATGTACTATGCGATGTCCAAGATGGCTCGTGATATGTTCAAAGGCGAATCGAGAGAAGTAAAGATCCAAGGGTTCAAGCAGTTATCAGGATTGATGCTATCTGCTGGGCTGCTGGCTGGTGTGCAGGGGTTGCCGCTGTACGGTATGTTCTCGTTGATATACAACCTGTTTAGGGATGAAGATGAGGATATGGCTGACGAAGTGGTTCGTAAATATGTAGGTGAAGTGGCATACAAAGGTCTAGTAAACGAATTACTCGGTGCGGATGTTGCCGGACGTATCGGTCTAAGCGATCTTATCTTTAGGGAAAACCCGGTTAAGCGTGATCAGGAGCCGATGGCAGAGATCATGGAGTTCTTTGGTGGTCCTGTGTATAGCGTGGGTAACCGCATGTTACGTGGGGCGAAGGACGTATATAACGGGGAAGTCTACCGTGGTGTTGAGCAGATAATGCCTTCCGCAATTTCCAACGCCTTGAAGTCTGTCCGGTTTGGTACAGAAGGTGCCCTAACCCGTCGTGGTGACCCAGTGATCGAGGATATTGGATACGGGTCGATTATTGCACAAGGGTTCGGTTTTGCCCCTGCACAGTACACCCGCCAGCTAGAGATTAGTGGAGCCACCAAGCGTAAAGAACAAGCTGCGTTGGATGCCCGGTCTAAGTTGCTACGCCGTTACAACATGGCTGTCCGGCAGGGTGATTCCGATGAGATTAAATCCATCATGGAAGACGTTCTTGAATTCAACAACAAGCACCCATACTTGGCGGTTGACAGGAAGACAATAGATAGGTCGGTCAAGGCGTTTGGTCGCACCTCTACAGGCATGATCGGTGGGGTGTCGTATAACCGGAAGTACCTCGGGGAAGCGCGAGAAAATATAAGAGAGTTTGACGGCGGGCAATAAAAAACCCCCGGTATTGCACCGGGGGCAGGGGGGTGAACCCAAGGAGAGAGACAGGGAGAGAATCTGTCAAACAAATAGTATCACAATACCCGCCATATGCGCACCCCCAGTTTGGAGTTTTCTATGCGATGTCGGGTTTCAATAGCCCAGCCGTATGTATCTGCTATTGACTGTAGCTGCCGGTGTAGTGCAATATTATCTATAACTGGGATAAACACCGAAGAACCCTTCAAGAATTTACCCCAGTCCACTTTGATAGGAACCCCATCAGGGTTCAGCTCCGTCAGTGCTGCACGAGTCCGGCTCTTCGAATAAGACGGCTTTTGTGGCAATTGTTTCCTCCCGCACTTCATCCATGAAGTAGTTACAATCTAGGAGCCAGACATCTGTTGGAGGCAAGTTAACATGTGTGCCCTTACCTAACCGGACTTTCGCTTTCGTGGCTTGAGTGCGTCCAACTCTAAGCTCCTCTATCAACGCAGAATAATTGTACTGCCGCTTGACACACCAGTCCCTAAACGGCTGAGGGCGTATGTACAGTTTCTTTACGTCGTACTCGTAGCGTAGGTTCAGAACGTGCCTAGGTGAAGCTTCCGGCAAGCTGGCTTTCTCTATACCATTTGCATCCCTACGAACGTCCTGAGTGCTGTCGATACGGAGCATATTGTTGTAGTTCTCGGCAATATACTCGGTCAGTACATCTTCTGCGGAGTCACGCATCTGGACGGCTTCTGCTTTTGCTTGTGCCAATAGTTCCGTGATGACCCAACGCATCAGTGCCTTAAGATCAAAGTCGATAAGCCCCGCTCGTTTAGCGAACAATAGTCCGGAAACTACACAAGCAACTTGACTAGACCAGAAACGGTTTTCTGCCTTCAGGTTTGCCGCTACGTCGATCTTCTTCTGTACTTCCTCGATGGTAGGTAGGATGTCACCAAAGTGGTTAAGAAGATACTGGATGTAGACAATCCCTGCATGTCCGTAGTTCTGCTTCAATGCACTGCTAAACGCATCGGTCTCTTCCTTGGTTGCGAAGACGATGATAGGTGCACGATAGCTCAGGATCCGTTGGGCTTCTGCTTTGGGTAAGGACTTGTAGCTACTGATCCGTTCGATCATTTCGGTGTTGCCAGTCGTACCCACCAGTAACTTCCAAGGCTTGCCTCTATACCGCTCGGCGTTGTTCTTGCCTGACATACGATTACGTTGTTGCCCTGACGGGATACTATAGGCAAAGTCACTCAGATCTTTCGGTGCAGTGTTGGTCATCTCGTCAAAGTAACCAGCGATGTTCTTGTAGATCTCCAACCGGTTCATTTTTGAGTTAACCGTATCACGCTCAAGCATGACTAACGCCTCTGGGCTACCCCATACTGATGCCCCTGCAAACATGGCAGTGGTTTTGCCAAGACCGGAGTTCTTATGGTACAGGTGGAATATGGATCCATTGATTGGGGTGAATTCGGCAAGGACAGAACCAAACGCCAGACCCATCATGTACTGGTGCACCTCAAAGCCGGGGCGGTTGTAGAACTGGATTGTTTCTTTCCAGTCTTCCAGTGTCCCCATAGGTTTAAACGCAGGGAATAATCCTACAGTGCTAGATGATGGTGGGTTGACATCGACTCGGTTAGCCTTGATCTCCATGTTACCCAAGATGAATGATTTCTGGTTTTCTGTCCAACCAAATTGGCGGTGGGCTTCTTCCGCCTCAACTTCCATCTGAAGTTTATTAACCCATGAAGTTATATACGCCATAAGCTCCTCTATCTTTATTACTGCCACGCCGCTCTTAGCCATCTTGCTACGAAACTCTTCTCGTGACATAACAGCAGTCAGTGGCATCGTAAACTCGCGCACCCCGTCTTTCGGTAGGTGCAAGCGAACAACAATTGATTCCCCCTCATCGGGGTCGTGTATCCGCTTAACTACGTACAGCGGATGGTGGTATACGGGCACTTCAATCTCTTCGTCGTCTTTCTTCACAACTTTGAATATCGCCCCGTTAGCCCCTCTTCGGTACGGCTCTGGGTAACTAGGGATTATGTACTTCTGTGCGGGCTGCTTTGGTATGTCCTTTTCGCTAGGTGGTTCTATAACTTCAATGGGCTCATCTGGATTTCCTGCTAGCTCCCTACCCAACGTAATCGGGGATTTGATCTTACCGTTGTTGGGGCACTCACCGCACACGCCCGGGTTGAACTCTTCAAACTTTGAACATGTGTAGGGTCCTCGAATACTGGCTACTTTGCTTTCAGTTGATTCGTAGCTGTAGTCAGGATGCCCTGCTGATATACGGTGAATTGCTTTGTCTCGGTCTTCACAGAACGCCGCGATGGATAGTCCTGCCCTCCACATAGGCTCCGACATGTCTGCCTGATTTTTTACGATGTACTCGAGTTGCGCACATCCTTGACCGTTCTCGGTCTTTAGCAAGATGGTCTTGAACTTGCTGGTGAAGTTACCAATAAGCGCGTCCATGACCAAGTTTGCTTCTTTAGGGGTGTAGGGCTTTTTCGCCCGACTAAACGGGCTCTCCCCTAGCAGAGATTTAAACTCTTCAAACGATACCGAATCCACCTTGTTGCCTATGATGGCGACTGATTTCGGTGTGGCGTCTTTATAGTTATGCGTACCTACAACACGTAGGATACGGGATATGTCTGCAGTAACGACGGGATCGGCAAACAAGTTATGTTCGACACATAATTCCTTAAGACGCAGGGCTACAGGTAACCAATCTTGCGGATCCACCTCTTCCTGCAAAGGCCAATAAACATGCACACCTCGACCGGAATTAACCAGCATGGGGGTTGGCAGTTTAAGCGTCTTACAGAAAACACGGAGGGACTTGAGCGCGTCCATCTGGCTCTCGTAGTCTTTGCCCGCACCACAATCTAGATCGAGGAAGAATGACTTAAGATGTTTTACGTTGTCGTTCTTTCTAGAACCGTCTTGCTCAAAGGTTGCCAACGCAAAGTATGTATCTAGCCCGTCAGCGTCATACTGATAAGCGGTTTCTATTGCGTCTTCTATGTCGATAAAGAACCGGGATTCTACTCGTTTACCACCTATACCCGTAATGCAGTAGTAACCATCTCCGCTTAGGATCGTCCCCAAAAATTCTCTTGTATCCATTGTCTAGGGCCTCACATTGTTGAAAAGCGGGGGGACAATGTTGCCTGAATATTCTCTCCAAAGCAACACCCCCCGAGGAAACTGGTGTCAATCGTCCCAGTTATCAACAATAGAAGCTAAGTCAACATCCGACGCTACAGGAGCAGGAGCCGATTTTTTAACCACTTTCTTTGGCTCTTCTGGTTCTGGTTCTGGTTCCGCTTGCTGTACCTCTTGTACCTCTTGTACCTCTTGTGCTACAGGTTCCGGTGCGTTTTCAAAGACAAGCTTGGGTGATTCAACGACCTTGTCCATCTGAGATACATTCAGTGTGATGGCTTTGATGGTTGCTTCATCTTCCAACATGTCGAGAACTGCCTGCTGTTCTGCCTCATCTAACGGACGCACGGCTTTGAAGATGAGCTTAGGTGTCGGACTAGCAGTGTCAAAACGCATCTCGGTCACAATGGTAACGATGTTTGTATTGTGCGCTTTGAGATACTTACCGTATGCCTGCAGAGGCATCTTGTCTTTCGTACCCTCACCAAAAATAGACGTAGCGGGTAGCGTGATCTGATAGATCTCTTTATTCTCCAACGCGCCATCCAACATAACCGCCAGACGTTGCTGGAATCGGCAAGCGCGACCATTCCCATTGCCAGAACCCTTGATGTTCTGTGGGCAATCCATACAACGCTCAGCTTGCTTTTGGTCTTGCGGTACGGTGGCGTCAGGAGTGCGGCTGTCGGATGACCAGCAGGTTGGCTTAAGCACTGAGCCTTCGCTATACGTCCCGGCAAAGAACATACGAGATACCGGAGCCGCCCGAACTACAACGACATTGATGCCACGGTCTTCATTGACACGATACTCTTTACCATTGATGATCTCACGGAACACCGAACCCTTGATTGAGATACGGCGGTTGGTGCTACCCCCTGCAGACCCACCTGCAATGGTATCGGTGATGTCCGGCACATTAGCCAAGACGGGTGCTTTATTACCAAACAAAGTTACGTTACTCATACTATCTCTCCTTATACATCTTCATCAGCATCAAAATTGAGTTCCAGTTGCACTGGTTCTTGGACGTTTTCATCTTCCAAGTTAGGCTCCACAGCCACTGTTTCCGGCGTGGGATCTTTCATGTTACCACCAGTTAAAGCTTCTGTGATACGGGAAACGGAAAATCTATACGTGTTGCCTACCTTGACGTAAGCGTTTCGGGGTATGTGTCCTTGCCGTACCCAAGCACGGATTGTATGGACGGTGACACAAAAGTGGTTAGCCACTTTCTCTATTGGTACAAAAGCCCCTTCTGTCATTTGCTTCTCCTTACGGTTACAGAGTATTCAGCATCACAGTTAAGACCCGGAGGCAATAGGTCAGGATGCTCGGTTAAAAATTGCTCCATGTTCCCTTGGTGAATGCGCTTCTCCAATAGATCGGGTACTTGGTGCTCCAGAATAAATTTGTTAAGCGAGCCCCAATCTGCAGTGGTATACCGTCGCTTAACTGTCCGGTAAAACATACCTTCTGTAGTCTTAACACTTTCTAGGTTGTTATCTTTGCAGTAGTCGAGCAGGGCTTGCTTGACCTTACTCATCTGCTCTTTGATTTGGTTCTCTTTCTCTTGGAACTCGTGAAGCATCTCAGTATGCTTGTCTCGCATCTTGATGTAGATCTTGACGAGCTTGTCCACGGGTAAATTAGGTTCACTCATTTTTCTCTCCAGTTAACTGTGGTCTTCCACGGTTGTTTTAATTATAACAACAAATCTTTATAAAGGTCAACAATTTTTGAATGTACGTCAATTTTGTTGTCTAGAAGTGAGTACACGTGGCGTTCAGCGGCAGATCCTTGTAGTTGTACCACCGTACTTGGATGGCGTTGACCCGACCGGTGCACCCGTGCGTTAGCCTGTGCGTAAATCTCAAGAGATGGTACAGGACCCCACCACACCACAGTGTTCGCTGCAGTTAACGTAACACCATGTGCCGCTGCTTGCGGTTGAATGATAAGCACACGTGGGTCAGGCTTTTTCTGGAACATGTCGAATATCTGTGACCGTTTGTTTGCCGACACGTCACCGGAAATAACCTCGTTAGTGACGCCGTCCGCAGTGAGTCTGTCTCGTAAAATACCGATCACGTGCTTGAACGGAACAAACACAAGCACCTTCTGGCTTGACTCT